GTTGAAGTTGGCGAACCCCGTCTTGTCAACACCCACGAACTCCACCCGCAGGGTTCCACCGACCGCACAACGGTAAAAGAAGGTCAGGTACACCGGGGCGGCTTCCTTCTCCCCGCTGCCGTTTTCAGGCATGGAGGGGATGCTTTTCAGGTTCTCACGTTTCTGGAGGATGTACTTACCCCGGATACGCACGACCTTACGCCCGTCATCCTCGGTCACGCTCGCGCCGTCACCTTTCTTCGTCAGCACGTTGCCGTTCGCCCAGACCCAGCGGTTACCCACAAGGAAGAACACCGTCTCGTTTTCCGTGTTCCATTTCATAAGGCCGTCATCAAAGGCGGGGTTATTCAGGTACCCGCGATCGGTGGCGAAGTCCTGGCGCAGGGCGGTCACCACACTGGTGATACGTCCCTCGACGATTTCGAATTTTGTCTTGATATCCTCGCCTGTCACCAAAAGGAATGTCCCGCGCAGGTAGGCGTTGTCGCTGTAAAGGCCGTTGCCGTGCGGCTGGTTGTCGGCGGGGAACCAGTCGTCGCTGATGCCGTCCAGGTTACCCAGGCGGGCACGAAGGCAGCCGGTGAAGTTTTTCGCCTTCACGCCGTCCATCACGTCCATGCGGGGCTGCCCGTCCTCGGTGGCGGATATCAGGATCAGGTTCTGGCGCAACGGGTTTTCCGTATTACCCATCAGCACACATTCGTCACCGGGGGCAGGAAAGGAAGTTCCGAACTCATCCACGCCCACGAGGATGGAATCACCCTCCACGCCGGCAACCTCCACCCAGTAGCCTTTCAGGTTCCCGCCGGTAAACGTGGCGCAGCGCATCAGGTCATGCGCCCGGAAGGTATTCGCCTGCTCGAAGGTGATTTTATAAAAGCCGTCCTCCGGAACGGCGGTCTTTATCTTGCCATTGGCCGCGGACACACAGAGCTGGCCGCCCACGCTGCGAACCTTCTCGATAAGCAGTTCCAGTACCACCATGACCTGGCGCACCGTCAGCTTGTCGATGGTAAGGTGCGAAAGGGCGTCCTCCATCCACAACCGCCAGCCCTCACCCAAAAGGCCGTCCACGAATTTCGGGCTGCGCAGGAACTCACGCACGACAAGGGTCAGCAGTTCGGCGTTGCCCTTGCCGTCGATGTGGCCGTTCTCCTCCGGACCGATGCCGACACCCTCCTCGAAGGTGATTTTCTTTTTCGCGCGGTCGGCCTTCTTCTTGCTGATGAACTCCGCCTGGCTTCTTCTGGCCGAGAAAAGGTTGTTGTCGGTGGGAAGCGTGTTATCCCAGCTCCTTATGATGTCGGGAAGGTTCGCACCGGCCGTTCTGGTATAATTCCTCACCTCCTCGATACTCCCCTTCAGGCTTTCCATCACGCCGGTGGAAAGCGCGTCACCGATTTCGAGGTCCATCTGTGAGGGGAGCGCCACCTTCCGCGTGATTTTCGTGATACGGCTCAAGCGGTAGCCCGTTTCCGGGAAATACTCCGTGCTTTCCAACCGGACGCGGCGGCCCGGGTAAAGGTCTATTCCGTTACGCTCGACATACACGTGGTCCGTTGGGCCCTTGTACACGGAAACGTCGACGGCGTTCTCCGCGTTGTACCTGTTCACCGCCGTCAGGTATTCCTCCTCGGCAAGCGCATAGTATTCGTCAGGCATGCGGATATTCCAGAGGATATACCTGTCACCCGCTTTCGGGACAAGGCGGTCACCGGGAAGCTGCGTGTCGTCGTCATACGGCCAGATGGTGATGATCTCGAACTCGCGGGTGTCACTGTCGAAGTTCACCTCGAAATAGTAGGTGCCGTCCTCTTCCTCGCCAAGACCGGCAAGTTCGCCACCTTCCTGGAAGGAGACACGTTTCACCTTGCCGGCAAGTTCGTAAGCGTTGGGATCGAAGTTCAGCGTGTCATCCCGGAAATACCAGATCACGAAAGGGTTGCCGTCCTCATCCGTCACCTGCGCGCTGCGTACAGAGGTCACGGTACCCACGCGACGGGGATAGATATCCGCGAAGGCGTCCTTCTCGTAGTGGTGGTGGATGCCGTACTTTTCCGTGTCCACATCCACGTATTTGGCACCGTCGGGAAGCTGTAGCCGGCTGTGGCCGTATTTTTCCGGATCGATGTTCCGGGAACTGCCGATCGGGAACAGGCGGGTGTAGAACTTCGCGCCGTCGGCCTTGTCGCGGGAAAGCTCCGTCAGCCCTTTGCCGTAGGACAGGGTAACCTCCTCACCGTGTTCGCAGCGGCATAGGTTCACGGTCTGGCCTTCCACCCACCACTCGGCGCCCGGCACCTTGCCGGCGAGTTCCTTCAGCGCGTCGGGGCAGTACTTCCCCTCGTAGTCGATGACCACGTTCTCGGTACCTTCCACTCGACCCACTTTCCAGTCGGTGATACCGCCCATGCCGTCATTGATGGACTTCACGATCAGGGCCATGTGTTCCCGGGGCGGGGCGGTCAGCGTGAACACCGGTTCCGGGTCGCCGTCCACCACGTTCAGGACGAGGAAACGTCTCATCAGGCTCTCGATGCCGTAGAACTTCACGTCGTATTTCCACTCCTGCGTGCTGCGTTCGTCCGGTTGGTAACGCTCCTGGAGCCAGTAGCGCTCGCCCTCGAAATCCACGTAGTCGTTCACCTCAAGCGCCACATACTCGTACAGGGTGAAGGAGAGCGTCAGCACGTTGTCCGACTGGATCGCCTTCACCTGCGTCGAGCTGTCGTCCGGGGAAAGGACCGCCTTCGCCTGCCTGTTACTGTCATATACCGTTAAAAGCATGTTCGAATGGTGTTTGAACGTTGTTTAAATGATTGGTTCGGGTTCGCGGAATTTCACCTTGAAGCGGCCGGCCTGCACGCCTTCCCGCCAGAGGTAGGTCAGCGGGGTGAAGCCGGGACAATCCAGGTAATGCACGCGAAGCGTCAGCTCCAGCTGCGGGAAATACAGCGAGAGCCAGCCTTTGTCGCCGGTTTTCAGGAAGGAGATGAAGGACATGTATTTCTTCAGCCACTCCCCTTTACCCGGGGCATACAGGGCAAAGGTCAGCGTGATGTCGCGCGCCTCGTTGGCCACTGTCAGAATGTCGGAATATTTCTCCCCGTTCTCCTCGCGTATGTCCACGGCGGTGTGCGCTTTCGTCTTGCTCGCGGCAAGGATGGCTTTCAGGTTGTCACGCCCGCCGCGCTTCTCTTCGGTCAGGAATACGCCGTACTCCGTCCAGATATCGGTGCCGTTGATAAGGAACAGCCCGCCCATGATTGATTCCATGCTCATGATGATTTCATTCTTAGTCCGTCACGTATGATTCGTTTTATATCTTCCTTTATCTCGCCGAGGAAACCGGCGCTTTTACCGGTATTCTCCGCGATCTTTGCCAGGTGTCCCTCGGCGCTGGCCATGCGGCCCGCCACGTCCTCGGTCTTCTCGTCAATGCTTACCCAGTGGTTCAGGCCCGAGGTGAACATGCCCTCCAACTTCGTGCCCTGGTCCTGCGACATGGCCGAGAAGCCGCCGGCGCGACCGGTCTGCGTTGTGGACTTACCCTCCTCCGTGATGCCGGCAGTGTCAAACATCTCCTCCTTCTTGGCACGGGCACGCTCGAAAATGTCCGAGTACCGGGTGCGCAACGTGTCGGCTTCCTCTTTCGACAGGATACCGTCGCTCATGAACTCGGCGAACGTCTCCTGCCATTTCTTCAGCTCGTCCGAATAGGTGCCGTTCACGATGGACTTCAGGATGGCGTTCTCCATGAACTCGTCCACACTCGCGATCACGTCTTTCGAGTCCGTCTCGAAATCCTTCAGCAGATCCTTCATGCCGCTGCGGATACCGTCGAAAGAGGTGTCCGTGATGGCTTCCTGCCATTGCCTCTGGAGTTCCAGCAGCGTGTTCGCGTCAGAGACGTACTCGTCAAGCCACTGGCTCTGGTCGTACTTGCCCGAATGGAGTTTCTCCCAGATGTCGGGAAGTTCCTGGAGCCGCGCCAGTTCCTCGGGGGAAAGGCTCCAGAGGGAACCGGTATCCCGCACCGACTTGCCCAGGTAGGCGGAAACCGTGTCCCAGTCACCGCTGCTCATGGCCTTACCGATATAGTAGTTGTTCGAGTGGTGTGAACTGTGGTATCCCATCTTTGCCGCGAGCATCTGGCGGTCGTTCTCGATTTTCTGCTGCTGTTTCTCGTAGGCGCTCCGGTAGTACTCGGTGGAACGTGCGCCGCCGGAGCTGGCCATCTCGTCGGTCAGCTTCTCGATGGCGGTGGTCAGATACTTGTTCGATTCGGTCAGCCGCTCCACCAACGCGTTCACCTCCCTGGCATTGCCGTGCGAGGAGAACAGGCCGAAGGTCACCGTGTCCAGGATGTCCCTCACCCCGTAGAAAAGCGAGCTGCCGATCTGCGTGAACAGTTCACCGGAAAGGATGTTCTCCAGGATACCGTTCACCGCACCGAGCACGGAATCAAGAATACCGCTTACCAGCGTACCGATTCCTTCCTTCAGCACGTCAAGGATGGAAAGCACCGCCGCGATGATCTGCCCGATGATGCCGCCGTTTGAAAACGTCTCGGCAAGGGTACTGCCTACCGTACCCATCACACCGCCCATGTTCTTCGTCGCCTCGCCCAGTTTGCCGAGCCCCTGGGCCACGCCGGCAAGGGAACCGGACTTCAGGCTTTGGAGCCCCTCGGCAAGCCCGGTAAGGGATGAAACGGCGTTCGTGCTGGACGTGCGCAGGTCCTGCGCCGCCTTGTCGTTCGCCTCTGTCAGGGTGGCCACACTCGCCGAGGCGGCGTCGAAAGCTTCCTGCGCGGTAGCCACCAGTTCTTCCGCTTCCTTCATGGCGGAGGGGTCACCGCTTTCAGCGGCTTTCTTCTGTTTTTCCTGCGCCACCACCAAAGCGTCAGCGGCGGCCTTCTCCCTTTCCTTGGCCTCTGTCAGCTCACGCAGCGTCGTCTGGTAGGCGGAAAGGTCACGGGAAACGTCCTTGAACATGTTCCGGTTAATACCGCCCGCGCTCCGGTCCTCCAGCTTTGCGATCAGCTCGCTGATCACCTGTTTGTCCTCGGCACCGGCATTCCGGTACTCGTCGGAGGCGGCATACTTCCGCAGCTTCACCAGCGTGGGGCGCAGCTGCTCTTCAAGCAGCCCGCCGAAATTGCCGAAAAGGCCGTCCCAGTCGATATCCGCCTTCAGACTGGCAATCTCGGCGGCAGCCGTTTCTTCTTTCTGCTGGCGGCCAAGGCGCAATACCTCATTGTAGTTCCCCTCCTCCTGCGCACGGCGGATCTTCTCCGCGTACTCCTGGGCGATGGCCAGCTTCTTCTGCTGGTACGTACCATATTCCTTCAGGTAGTCGAGCATCGACTGGCGGGCGGCGTCGTTCTCTTCCCTGGTCACCTTTGCCAAGTCGCCGTCACGTGCCGCCGCGGCCTTCTCCCGCGCCTCCTTCAGGGTGGATTCCTGCTCACCGGTCAGTTTACCCTTCTGCGCGTCCTTCCACTTCTTCTCCTGGGCGGCAAGTTCGGCGATCTCCTTGTCATAGTTCAGGCGGATCTGGCGGCGGCGTTTCTCGCCGCTCTCCTTCAGAAGGTCGATTTCTGCTTGGCGGTTCTTCATCTGGAGCTTCAGAAGTTCCGAGGCACGCTGCTCTTCCGACTGTTTCTCCTTTTTGGCGGCATTCGGGTCGGGTTTGGCATGGTCACCCAGGTCGAACTCCTTGCCGATATCCAGATATTCCTCCTGGAGCTTCCGGGCTTCAGCCAGGTAGCCGTCGCGGACTTCCTCGGCCTCACGTACGGCCTTTTCCTTTGCCTTCTCGTTATACTCCGATATCATGGACTGCGCGTCCACCCGTCCGTACGACTCGCTTTGGGCCATGTAAAGCCCCATGCGCGCGAACCAGCCCATCGAGCCGTCCACGTCTTCCGGCTTGCTGGCCTTGATCTCGTTCACCTTCTCGTCAGCCTCCGTGGCCTTGTTCACCAGGCTCTGCACCTTGGCCTGGAGGAAAAGCATTTGGATGTATTTCTCACCCTTTTTCTGAAGGATGTCATACCACTGGGCGATCGTGTCGTAATACCCGAAACTCTCGCCGTACTTGCGGTTCAGTTCCTCCACCTTGGACTTCTCCTCGTCCTTCGTGCCGGTGAACTTCTTCAGGCTCGCCAGCGTGCTCTCGATCTCGAAACGGGTCTTGATCATCTGTGCGCGGCCGTCGGACTCGATTTTTACCATTTCCCGGGCTTTCTCCGCGGCTTTCTCCTGCGCGGTGGAATATCTGTCCCAGGCGACGACAAGTCCCGTGATAACGGCTGAAAGGCCCAACGTAAGCGTGGCCATCAGGGCCTGCGCGGCACCGGTGGAAATGCCCAGGGCGACAGCCAGCCGGGTATTGGCGGCTGTCAGCAGGTTCTTCATCTTCACGACCGTCACCAGCCGGAAAGCGGAATCCTTGTTCAGCGTATTGAACACCTGCTGCAACCCCATCGTGATGGCCATCACGCTCTGCACGCGCGTCTGGATCTTTGCCAGGTTCTCGTTTTCCGAAGCGAAAAGAGACAGCGCGCCGGTGGCCGTGGTGAACAGACCGGCAAGGCCGCTCACGCCCGACATGAAGCCCTGGAGGTTCGCGTCATCGTGCGAGAGGATCTTCGTCTGGGTGTTCAGATCGGCAAGCGTGTCGGAAAGAAGAGCGGCCTGCTGTGCCATCTTCCGGTACTCCTCGGTGTCCTGTTTCCCTTCCAGCCGCAGGCGGGCCATGTTGTCCTGGAGCTCACGCAGCTGCATGGAAAGGCGTTTGCTGCTTGCATGCGTCTTCTCCTGTTCAGCCTGGAGCCCGGCAAGGGCGCCCTTTTCCTCTTCAAGCGCTTTCTTCGCGGCGTTCAGTTCATCCAGGGCGGCTATCTTCGCCTTGCCGGGTGCGGCCCCCTGGTAGGCTTTCTCCAGCGACTTGATGTCGCTTTCAATCTGCCCGATGACTTCCTTCTGCTCCCGGATCTTGTCGGTCAGGCTCTTGCTACCGGCGACGGCACGTTCTTCCTCTAAGGAGATACGCTCGTACTCTTTACGGAGGTTCCGGACGCTCTTCTCCGCCTCGCGGTGCTCCTTTTCAAGCCCTTCAAGGGCGGCACGCTCTTCATCCAGGACCTTGCGACAGGCCGCCACGTCGGCGGCAAGTTCCGCCTGTGCCGGGCCGGGCTTCATGTTCTGAAGCTGCGTTTCCATCCGTTGCAGGTCGGAATTCACCCGGTCGATGACCTTCCTCTGTTCCAAGATACGGGCATTGATGGCAGCGGCGGCCTTCTCCGACTTCTCGGCAAGGATATCAACCGCCAGGCCGGCCTTGTCAAGACCCTTGCTCAGGTTGTCCTTCATCAGAAATTCGATTTCTACGGGCTTCATCGTTTACAGTTCTAAATTGCTTTGAAAAAAATTCACTATGTCACCGGCTTCACGGGCGGCGGATTCAGGATCAATCCCACCGTCACCGCCTTGCGGAACTTTGGAGTCAGCTACTGACCGGCGGACATAACGCGGGGCGTCAGACAGCATCAGGATGAGCGTCTGGTAGTTCACCTTCTCCAGGATGTACTCCACCGTCCAGCCCGTGGCGCTCGCGATGTTCCAGATAAAACCGAAGGGGCTATGGGAACCTTCAAACTCGGTCCTTAACTCCCCTTCCTTCTTTGGCTCAGTCTCAGTTTCATCGGGTTCGCCCGATCGATCGAGCTGATAATACTCGTAAAAGACTCGCTGCCCATCAGGCTGATGAACTTCTCCAGGGCGCCCATCAGGAAACGGTGCTCCACAGCCTCACGCAGGAACCACGACACGGGGCGGACAAAAAGACGCCGGCTCACCGGGCCGCGGCAAAGGGTATGGGCAACCATCCGGGAAACCTTGACGCCGTTCCGTGCCAGGAACTCCAGACGCTCACGCCCGGAAAAGGCGGAAACCTCCTCGGGGGAAACGCCCATCGAGAGGTAGAGCCTCACGATGCATATCTGGCCGGCAAGACGCGGGCGCCGCATGGTCACCCTCCACCGGACGGGGCGTTTCATGAAAGGCAGGCGCCATTCCTTCAGCGGAAGGGAGACACCCAGGTCAAGCAATGCCTCGGACGCCTCCCTCTGCACCTTTCTCGCTTCACGCTCGTCCATGCGTTAGCCCTCCACTGCCGCGGTGTCATTGATTTCGTAAGGGGAAGAGCCGTCCTCGGGCTTGTTCACCTTCAGCTGGCATTCCAGCTTGGAAACCTCCGTAAGCGTCAGCTTCCCGCCGAGGTTCGCAAGGATGGTGCCGTTCGGGATGGACATCGTCTGCCCGGATACGAACTTGATGGTCCAGGGACCGGAAAGGTTTACCAGTTCGGTCGGGGCCTTCCACCCCGTCGGGGCATCCTCCGGCCCTACAAGCGTGCCGCCAAGCACGGCCTTGATGTTCTTATAGTCCAGCTGGATAAGGTTGAACGTAGGCGATACCTGCCCGTTCTTCTGCAAGAGCGTCAGCACGGGAGCGTCGGGAATCTGCTCGGCTTCAATATCGACACTCTCGGGCTTCGTGCCGCCCCAGTCCCAGCTGCCCTTCTCGATCCAGCCGATAGTCATAGCACCGAACGTAACGACGGCGATGCCATAAATGAAATTCTTATTATTTTTCATACAGTCGTCTCTTTTTTTAAAAAGGTTGATAATATGCCGGATGCCACACCGGCGATAAAGGCAAGGAGGGCGATTTTAACGGGGGAAAAACGCTGTTTGAACTCCGTTTCGGAAACTTCCGAAACACTCACGGTATCGCCCCGGATACGTGTCAGTTCCTCCTCATACCAGAGGACCAAACGCTGGAGACTGTCACAGGTGGAGGTCACTACCAACGTGTCGCCCCTGGACGTCACATTCACGCCCGCCTGCCCGTTTTTACCATGATAGGAGGCACCGGCAGGAAGCGTCAGCAGGTCAGGAACCGGAATTTTCAACGTCAGCGCCGATGCCGGGAGGCCCGCCATCACCAGCCCCCGACGCCCGGACCTTGCGCTGTCCGCGCCTGACGCGGTTTTCACCGTCGTCAAGCTCCGGGTCTGTTTTCGGGAGCTCGCGCAGCTCATAAAGGACAGGGCAGTCAGCACGGTGAAGGCAATCATTTGCCCCGTCAATAGCCTTGCGCAAACGCGCCATCTCTCTTCGTGTCGCACTAAGTTCTTTTTTTAAGGGTTCTACAATATTCTCGATCAGGATACGCGTGGCGTGCTCCGTGTTGTCTATCCGCACGGTCTCTGCGTCGGCTTTCGCCTTTTCCGCTTCCGCCTTCGCCTTCCTGACCGTGGGGCCCAACGTTACAAGGGCCGTCAGAGCGGCCAAAAGGCCGCCGCCAAATATCCAGTTCAAGAGTACGCTCGTGTCCATGATCACTTTTTTACGATTGTCTGATACCTATTGAAACAAGCCATTTCTGCACGTCAAAACTGGGGCAGGCTTTCGCCGCCAGTTCGTTATGCCCCACGATACGCACGTCAGGGAAACGGCGGTGGAAGTCTTTCACGTACTTCTCAAGCGCACGCTTCTGGCACGCCGTACGCGTGTCCTTCGGGGTCTTGCCGTCTTTGGCTACACCGCCGGCATACACGATATGACGGCTGACGGAATTATAGCCGGCCACGCCGTTGGTGATTTCCCAAGGGTCCACGTTCGCGTCCTCGTTGTTGTCCACCAGGCGCTCCACACCGCCATTCAGGTGGAACAGGTCGGTATAACCCACCTGTTTCCAGCCGCGCCCGCCCTTCGAGACGGGATTCGTGTGCCAGGCACGGATTTCAGCACCGCTGACTTCGCGCCCTTCAGGCGTGGCCGTGCAATGAATGACCAAAAATCTTATTCTTCCCATATTTTACGCCGCTTTATAACCGCTCATCATGACTGCACCGGCATCTTCCTTTTTCGGCATGCAGATGAAATAGTGGCGGAAGTTGATCTTGTTACGCTGGTATTCCGGATCGGTCTCGGCGGCACTGTAATACATCTTCGTCGAGCCGGTGGCCTTGAACACACGCTGGGTGTAGAACGCGAAGGAGCACTGGAACTCGCCGACGGCGGCAGTGGCACCAAGATCTTTCTTCTTTCCGGCAGTGGTGTACAACGGGTTGTTCGCGAACTCGTAGATGTCAAATCCGTACTGGCGTCCCACCGTACCGTCCGTGCGGTTGATGTTGTACTGCTCACGGAAGCTCTGCGATTCGCCCAGCAGGTCATTCACATGGTCGGAACACAGTACCAGGCGACGCCCGGCGGCGGGAACACCCAATTTGTCCAGAGAGCGTTTGAGCTCGATGAGATCGGCCATGCGCATCTTCAGGCGCCCGGTCTGTTCGTCCCTTTCCCCGGTGGTCTTCAGCACAGGCGTCTTGGCGGTATTCTCCTTGGCACACATGGCATGGGCGGACTTGGCGAACTTGGCGTCGTTGATGGCGTTGCCGTGGCTCTCCTTCACACGCGACATCTTGTCGTAACTGATCGCATACAGTTCGTCGTCAGTAATGGGAGTCACCTTCGTCTGGAACTTGTCGAGGCTGATGGTCAGGTCGGTGTCGTCCAGTGTCTGGAGGTCGATCGGGTACGTGGTGTTGTTAACCAGCACGTCAGGGTCCACACCTACATCCACCAGGTGGATCACGTCGTTATTCACCAGCGAGGAACTGTCGGGAATACCGTCCAGCCACGTCGCCTCCAGACCGCGGCGCAGGTACTTTACCAGTTCGCCCGTCCAAATCTCCTTGTACACACCGGCGCGTAGGATTCCCGGTTCCACCGGAAGCGCACCCACCACGACTGCCACGGCATTCATGCCCAGCGCCGACAATGCGGCAGGAATGCCGCAGATCGCACCAAAAACAGCCCCGGTCACACCGTTGAACAACAGGGCCATACAAAACATAAGTACTTTCTTACTCATTTTCTTTTCTGTTTTTTTTAAAAGGTTTGACTTCAAATTTCACACTCCATGCCGTACTCGGCCTTGTAAAGCTTCCGGTACTCGGCAGGCTGTTTCTCACGCATCTCCTCCAACTTGTCAACCGGAACATCGGAAAGCTTGTTGTAGCTAACAGGCTGCGTGCCCGTGGGAGCACCGCCCTGGTGACCGATGACCGAACTGAGCCGCACCTGCGGGGACATGGCTGCGAAAGTATTCTCCAGTTCCTCCGCACCGATTTTCTTGCCAAGATCGATAAACTGCTGTTTCTTGTCCTCACCGATACGTTTCTCGCTCACCGCCTTCTCAACCACTGACGTGACACGTGCCAGCTGAAGGGCGGAATTCTCCGAACGCAGGCGGTCCGCTTCCTCTTTCGATGCTTTCAACTCCGCCAGGCGGGAATTGATTGTCGCTTCATCAGCCGTCTCCGGCAGGCCCAGCGACAGGGCCAGAATTTTCTGATCCATAAAATTTTGATTTTTGGGTTTGTTATCCAATAGCGGCAAGGGACACTCGCCGTCCCTGCCGAGCTCTATCCTTACACCGTCCCTTGTCAGCACGATGGCGTCGTCGTTGGCGCCGATATCCACAACGGACACCTCGTTGAGCTTGCTGCGGGTAATGGTCGGCCGGGTCTGTCCCTGTACAAGATGCTCCGCGCTGTCACTCACCTCAAGGATATCTATCCCCACGCTCACCATCCGGATGCTGCCGAACTCCCACTGTTTTTTGCGGCGCCGGCTCAATTCGGACGCCTCGTCAAACACCGGCTCGCCGGTAATCTCGTCACCGTCCACTTTCACATCCTTCATATAACCGATTACATTACCACGCTCGTGCATGTCCAGCAGCACCGGATTACGGCAATACTGCCCGATGTCCATCCCTTCAGTCAGCACACGGAAGCCGTAGCCGTTCAGGACACTGTTTGAAATTCGTACTCGTTTGCTCATTTCTCTTTTCTGCTTTTTCAAGTTTCACGCCGCAATATTACAAGTGAAAGAAGCCGCCTTCCAAAAAAGTATGAAACGGTTGCACACTTCTATGAAAGCATTTCAGCGTTTTTTGGAAACCCCACACGCACGGACGCAACTTTGCCCGTGATTCATGAACTTTTACACACATTTTTATGAAGAAAGAAGAGATCGAAAAAAAGAAATCGCTGGCAAGGGCACTGTACCTTTCCGGCATGGAACAGAAGGAGATCGCCGACAAGGTCGGGGTCTCGGCAGTCACCGTGTCCAAATGGTGCACTGAAGGAAAATGGAAGGAAGCAAGGGCGGCGAAAAACATCACGCGCCCCGAGCTGGTGAACAAGCTGCTGCTGACCATAGACAAGCTCATAGAACAGGTAAACGCATCCGAGGACGCCGCGATGATCGCCGGGCTCGGTGACAAGCTGGCAAAACTCTCGGCGGTCATCGAGAAACTCGACAAGAAGGCGAACGTGGTGGATGCCATCGAAGTGTTCATGGCATTTTCCAAATGGCTTGAATACCGCTCGCAGACGGACCCGGAACTGACACCGGAACTGATCAAGGCTATCAACCGCTACCAGGACAAGTACATCGTGGAAAGCATGGGGGCAAACCTGGGGGGAAAATAGCATGGCAACCCAGGCGGAAATAAAACAAAGATATGCGGAGTGGCAGGAGCACTGCAAGCGCATCCAGTCACTCACGGACCTTTCCAGCTTCTCGCACGAGACAGCCGTGCAGAAAGAGAAACGCATCAGAAGGCTGCAAAACGACTACGCGGCTTTCTGCGAGTACTATTTCCCGCACTTCCTACAACTCCGTGACAAGGTGACCGGGGAGGTCATCCGGACCATACACAACGCGCCGTTCCACAACGCGGCGGCGATGAAGGTCAAGGGCACGCCCAACCTGAAAGCCGTGTTCAAATGGCCGCGCGGACATGCCAAGTCCACCCATTTCGACATATTCATCCCACTATGGCTCATGTTCCAGCCCAAACGGCTCATCAACTTCATGGTGGTGGTCGGCAAATCGGAGGACAGCGCCATCCGGCTGCTCGGGGACATACAGGCCGAACTGGAATACAACCAGCGCCTCATAGCCGACTTCGGGGAGCAGAAAAGTGTCGGGGAATGGTCGGAAGGGGAGTTCACATCACGCCAGGGCGTCAAGTTCCTCGCCTGCGGGCGGGGACAGTCACCTCGCGGGCTCAGGGAGCGGGAAGCACGTCCGGACTACATTGTCATCGATGACCTGGACGACGACGAACTCTGCCGGAATGAAGCGCGGGTGAAGATACTGACCGACTGGGTGAAGGAGGCACTGTTCGGGGCCCTTGACGTAGGGCGCGGACGCTTCATCATGGTGGGAAACCTCATCTCAAAGAAATCGGTACTGGCAAACATCGCCGCATCCAAGGGCGTGCATGTGTCCGAGATCAAGGCGGTGGATAAAAACGGAGAACCCGTATGGAAAGAGAAGTGGACGAAAGAGGAAGCACAGCAGTACAGGGATTTCGTCGGCTACCGGGCATGGGAGAAGGAAATGATGCACAACCCCATCACTGACGGAACCATCTTCAGGGCGGAATGGATACGTTTCAAAAAGGCGCTGCCGCTCTGGAAATACGACATGCTCGTATGTTACACCGACCCCTCGTTCAAATCCACAACAGCCAATGACTACAAGGCATCGCGCCTCTGGGGAAAGATCGGGACGGAGCTCCACCTGATAGACTGCTATGTTCGCCAGGACAGCGTCACGGGAATGGTACGCTGGCTGTACAACCTGTACGAGGACCTGCCCGAAGGCGTGGCGGCCAGCTTCTTCATGGAGGCGAACTTCCTCCAAGATACCATCCTGGATGAGTTCACCGAAGAAGGCAACCGCAGGGGGTACCAATTGCCGATCAGCGGGGACTACCGCAAGAAACCGGACAAGATACAGCGCATCGAGGCAGTCTCGCCGCTATGGGAGCGCGGGTTCATATTCTACAACGAGGCGCTCAGGGAAAGCCCGGACATGCAGGTGGGCATCGAACAGACGCTGGCACTCGAACGGGGAAGCCGGATACATGACGACGCGCCCGACGCTGACGAGGGCGCCATCTGGATACTACAGAGGAACACAAGGGAACAGAATTACAAACCGAGGCTCGGCAGACGCCGGAGAACCTCAAAAAACAGCTGGTGACAATGAAAGGACTCATAAAAAGAATGTGGTTCGCATGGAGATACAGGCGGGCCGTGAAAAAGGCGGTCAGGATGGCAGAAATGACCGGACTGAAGTATTACGTGATATATATCAACAAAGGGCTCAAGGTAGTACCCAAAAAGGCCGTCAAGGAGCTCGTGGCAAGACACCGCTTCAAGAAGGGCGTGACGGTGGCGGATATCGAGAAACGGGCGCTTTTTGTAACCAAATAAAGGAAGGAGGAGGGCATGTTTATCACTGAAGAGGACTACCGGGTGGTTGTCGGGGAAAACGCGCTGAAAGTCATTTCACGGACCAGTGCGGAGAACCGGACAAACGCCGAGCATGAGGCACAGGAGGAGATAGCCTCGTACCTGCGACCAAAGTACGACTGCCCGGCGGTATTCGCCGCCGAGGGGGAAAAACGCAACAGGCTCATCGTCATGTTTACCTGCGACATCGCACTGTACCACATGGCGGCGTCACTGCCGCAGAACATGGGAATAGAGATACGCAAGGAACGTTACGAGAGGGCCGTCAAGTGGCTGGAGGGAGTACAGGCCGGAAAGATAGTACCGGACCTGCCCGTCCTCACGGACGAGAATGGGGAGATTGCAAACGGATCATTCATTTACGGCTGCCAGAAAAAGCAGCGGTACAACTGGTAAGGCTATGGGATTATTCAAGGACATAAAGAAAAGGTTCGCAGGCGGGGATCATGTGCTGCGCACAAAGTACGGGGACTTCAACCTCGCGAAGGAAAGCGACCGCAAGAAAATCAAGAAACTGGTGGTTGAGCTCCAGCGGACCACCGACGCGCTCACGCGCAAGGACATACAGGACTGGAGAAACGCGTGGCAGCTGGCAATCAACGTGGACAGCCCCAACCGGGCGGCACTCTATGACATATACCGCGACGTGGAGGTGGACCTGCACCTTTCTGGATGTATTGAGCAGCGCAAGGGATTCGTCATGGCACGGACCTACAAGATCACGGACCAGGGAGGGAACGAGAAAGAGGAGGCGCTGCACTATTTCAACCAAGAATGGTTCCTCCAGCTCATGGGGTACGCGCTGGACTCCATATACTGGGGACACTCGCTCATCGAGCTCGGGGAGGTCACCACCGACGGGGACGGCTGCCCGTGCTTCGATGGAGTGACGCTCATCCCCAGAAAACATGTCATCCCCGAATACAGGCGGGTCATCACCGACCTCGGGCAGGACTGGACGACAGGAATAGAATACCGGAAACCGCCGTTTACCGAGTGGCTCATAGAGGCGGGAAGCCCCGACAGCCTCGGGCTGTTCCTCAAGGCCGCCACGGCGACCATACCGAAGAAGAACGCGCTCGCCTTCTGGGACACCTTCGCCGAAATATTCGGGATGCCCATGCGCATCGCAAAAACAACGACCAGGGACGAGAAGGAACTGGCCAAGATGGAGAAGATGATGGACAGCATGGGTGCCAGCCTGTGGGGCGTGTTCCAACAGGGAACGGACATCGAGGTGGTCGAGAGCACAAGGGGCGACGCCTTCAATGTCTATGACAAACGCGTGGACCGGGCAAACTCCGAGCTCTCCAAACTTGTTATCGGGCAGACCATGACCATCGAGGACGGATCCAGCCTCTCACAGTCGAAAACGCACCTGGAAGTATTCGAGAACCTCGTGGAGAGGGATTGCAGGATGCTGAAGGACATTGTGAACAACCAGCTCATACCGCGCATGGCAAAGCACGGGTTTCCGGTGAAGGGGATGCGCTTCGAATGGGACGACTCGGTGGACTATACCCCCGAACAGCAAAAAGCGTACGAGGAGATGGTGCTGGCCAACTATGAGGTGGACGGGAAGTACTTCGAAGGGAAATACGGGATGCCGGTAGGGGAAAGAAGGCAGCAGGTAGCTCCCGTACTACCCGGGAAGGAGCCGGAAGATGACGGTAAGGGCACAAAGGAGGGGAAGAAGAAAGCCGAAAATATGCGACCGTCCCGTTTTTTCGACTGAGCCCCTCCGACTATGAGGGGCTCCATGAAAGATACGCCCGCTTGACGGGGAACATGACAGCACAGCTGGAAGCCGGAAGGGAGGAACACATCCGGGAGATACGGCGGGAGCTCTCCTCGCTGTTCGACGGGATGATGCAGACACTCTACAAGCTGGAAGGTTCCCAGTTACGTATCGAGGTGCTTGAAACGCCGAGAATGAGGGAGTTCACGGAAGCACACGCCGCAGCACTCGACTCGTCGTTCCAGAAGGTAGAGATGACGGACACGATGCGGCGCAGGCTCCAACGGTCCGACTACGTGTTCTCTGGAATGAAGACCTTCCATGAACTGAACGAGGCCTTCCCCTCGCTGTTGGACGAGAACGGCGAAAGAAAGCCGTTCAAACGCTTCCTGAACGATGTCCGGAAGATAGACGAGACGTACAACTCGAACTACCTGCGGGCGGAATACAACTTCGTGCAGGCATCGGCCGAAATGGCGGCCAAATGGGAGAGGTTTATCCGGGACGGGGACCGTTACTACCTGCAATACCGGACAGCCAGCGACGACAAGGTACGCCCCGAGCACGCGGAACTCCACGGCATAACACTGCCACCCGGTGACCCGTTCTGGGAGGAGTATTTCCCGCCAAACGGGTGGAACTGCCGCTGTGACGTGGTGCAGGTACGAAAGTCCAAATACCCGGCAACACCGGCGGACGAGGCAAGAAGACGGGCCGAGAGCGTGTTCGGGGACGGGAAAGGCGAGATGTTCCGGTTCAACCCTGGGAAGCAGGAGAAGGCGGTGCCCGACTACAACCCCTACACCATACGGCAGTGCGGCAGCTGCGACCTGGCAAAAAAGACGGAGCTGGCAAAAAAGATACCGGAGAACGAGCTGTGCGCCGCGTGCAGGATTGTCAGGGAGATGGCCAGGGCTGACGCCAGGACCACACGACACAAGGCGAAAGCCTTGCAAGGGACCACGGTCACGAACCCGGACTTCCCGCACAAAATACAGGTCACACGCAAATCCATCAACGAATGGACCAACCAGCCGTTCAAATTCTTCGAGGCGAAGAACCGGATGCTGCTCGATATCGCCTCCGTATTGGGGAAGGCCAAATACCTGGGCACGGCAGACAACCACAAGGGGATTCCCAGAGTGGTGCAGTCACATATCTTCGAAACGGAAGTCCATGGGGAGAAAGCATTGGTAATCGTCAGGGAGTATGACTGGGGGGAATTCGTACTGCACAGCATATCGGACAGCAGGGAACTGTACAGCCACATAAAAAAGAAATAGCGGAGGAGGCAATCTTCCGGAACTACAATCCGGCACTGGACCTCCAACGCTATCCTGATGACAAAGATATAAAAACTTTTTAAATCAAGAAAATATGGAACTAAAAATCAATCAAATTCATTGTTGCAACTGCCTGGACGGCATCAAGTCCATTGGCTATATGGGGGTAAAAAATATAAACACAATTATTTGCGACCCACCTTACTTCCTCGGAATGACACATGACGGACAATCAGCCCAGGCGGCAGACCTTGCCATCTGTGTACCATTCTACCGGGAACTGTTCAGGGAGTTCAGAAGGGTACTGGCACCGGACGGATGCATATATTGGTTCTGTGACTGGAGAAGCTACGCGTTTTACTTTGGGCTGTTCGAGGATATCAAGCCGAGAAACCTGCTTGTATGGGATAAAGGGTCAGGATGTGGAAACTTTTACACCAACGAGCACGAGTTGATTATCTTCAGCACGCTGAACACCAGATTCCAGGCAAAAGGTGCACGGAATATCATCCGGGGAATACCGGCTTTCAACAGCGGGGCAAAAAAAACAAACGGGGAGAAAGTGCATCCCACGCAGAAACCTGTGGAATTGATAGAAAAGCTGATACTTGACAGCACGAAACCGGGAGACACGGTACTCGACTGCTTTATGGGAAGCGGCACCACGGCAGTGGCAGCCTTAAAAAATGGAAGGAATTTCTACGGGTTCGAGCTTCAACAGAAATACGTGGATATTGCCAACAAACGCATAAAAGAACTATAAAAAAACGGCCGGGAGCAATGCGTCCGGCCGTTCTCATAACAATATCAATCCTGCAACCGTCTGAATGCCACACACTGGTAAACCTCGATACTCTCCATGATATCCTCATGGTTGTGGTTTGTCTGGCTCTCCACCAGGTCAAAACAGGTAAACGTCTCACCCTCCATGCACGTGAGTGCTTCATGAATCTTGTCCAGCAGGTCGAACACCTGTAGTGCTTCCTCGCGGAAGGGGCTGGCGTCTGACGCCGAGCCTGACCAGTCCGTGACAACGTGCAATTTCACCACAGGCTCGGCACGGTACTCGACACCGCTGACAATGGCATTCCACCGGATCGGGCAGAACTCCACGAAAACAGCCGGCCGCTCCCAGCCGTCTTCCTGTTCGATAAACTCCACATTGTGGTTCCAGAGGTCGATGTGTCTGACCGCCCCGCCGTCCACCTCCTTCAGACGCTCACGGAGCATGTTGTAAAGTTCTTTTCTCATTTTCTGTTTATTTCAAAATCAATACTGAAGTATTCCGTTATATTCTCCTCGATAATCTCACGCACAGCCTGTTCCACCTCGGGGGACGTACCCAAAAAACGGCGGCGGGGAATCCTGATGGTCTTGCCCACCTTCATAAGTGCCAGCACTTTCCAGAACTCCGCCTCGGATGACAGCTGGGTGGTACGTTTGTCCTTGCGGGGGCTCCCGTCCTTTTTGCGTCCAAAAGCCCCGGTGGCGGCATAATACTTCGCCCAGAAAAAACGCTTCATCTTCGCCGTCACCACAATCTCGCCACCGTCGTTATGAATGGCCGCGTAAGGAAGCGTGGTATAAAAGGTGATACTGTTCTCCGTTGTCCGGCTCTGGATGCTTCGCCGGAGCTCACCGCTGTCCACCAGGATATGCCCGCCGGGACGGGTGGGACTCCGGCGGCGTGCCCACGCCTCGGAGAAGAAGGCCTGCCGCTCGAAATTCCGGTTGAACTCGTCACCCAGTTCCACCCGCAGGTCGTCCAGGATATGGCCGATGATAACCTTCACATCCTTGTTCATGGATTATCCGCTATAAGTCTGTATATACACCTTCTTCACAGCTCTCGATACGTGTCTGGCATCCATTTACCACTTCTTTCAGAATTCGGGCGCATTCCTCATTGGAATACCCCTGTAACAACTCATCAATGTGCTGCATTATATCAATTACTTCCATATTATACGATATTTATTATTTCTTTCTTAAATTGGAGGTGATGCAATCCGCCAGCATATAGACAAAGAAGGCTATAAAAATAGCAGCGTCCGCATGTTCCTCCAAGACTTCAAAAAATTCCCTCATATTCATTCCTCACCAAAATTGAAAAACAGTTGTGTGTCTTCCGGCAAGTCGTTCTTGGGATCGGCCGAAGCGTTCAGGATGTTATAAAAAGTACGTTCACTAATACCATACACAGGATATATGTACCGCCGCCAAATTTCCCGGTTAGGTACACCGGTCTTGACATACTGGTCATATATCCTGTTGATATCAGCCACACGCTTCTGGTAACTCACTCCGTGCCGCTTTCCCATAACCTACTAATCCTCCACGGGCTTTTCCTTGGGTTTGTAAGGACGGATATCCAGCGCCATTTCCGCGCTGACCGTCACACGTCCGCTACCTTCACACTGGGGGCAGACCTCCGCTCTACGGAAGAGCCGCCCGGTTTCAATTCTACCCGTGCCATGGCAACGCCGGCACAGGGCTACTTTGGGTTCTTTCCTTACCTGTTGTTTCATGTTTACCTGTTTTTGAGATTATCAATTCCTTTAATTATTCGCTGTACTCTGATAGCGCACAAGTAGTCAAGAATACGCTCCTTTTCGTCTTTTGTACACTTATACCGATCGAGAAATTCAAGTATATCCATTACTTTCCGGTTTATGATTCCGTCATTCCCAGAGGGATCGGGGTCCAGCTCCCGTTCCTGTCCTTCCGCTCGGCACGGATAAACTGCTTACTCACCTCCGGCTGGTAGGCTTCCTCAATAATGCGTACCCCTTCAAGGAACTGTTCATCTCCGCTCTCCTCGGCAATTTTGCGCAGCTGCACGATACGGCTCGCCTTCAGCGTGCCCTTGGCGTCACGGGAAAGCAGCTTCAGCACCATCGACACCAGTGCCTTCGTCTTCTCGTCACGGGCCAGGCCGGTGATGTATTCCTTCACGATGGCAATGCCATCCTCCACCGTATCACGGTAGCCATCGGTCACGTAGAAGCCCAATGTGATACGCTGGTCGCCCTTTGAGTTGGTGAAAGTATGCGTGCGCTGGTCATCTTTAATACGGTCCCCGAACAGGTCGGATTTCATGGCCAGAATATTACGGAAGTTGTCCAGCACACGCTGTTTGCTCTCTTTGATTTGCCCGCTGATGGCAATCAGTACCGGGATGGATTTTTCGATCTCCTCATCCACCATTTGCTTGTAAGCCTCACGGTCGGCTTTCTGTTTCTCCTGTCTGGCCTTGCGAGCCTTCTCTTTCCTGAAAGCCTCGAACTCGGCTTTCTCCTCGTCCGTCATAATTACGGCCTGTCTTGTTTCGTCACTCATTGTTCTTGTTTTTTTAAAGTTGATATTTAACATTTGGGGGCATTCGGGTCTATAAACACATAGGCGATGCCTCCCGGTTCTCTCACGTCTTTCTTCTGCCGGAGCCCGCCCTTGCGCTCAATCGTCCGGAGCTTCACTGAAAGCGTCTCCAGCTCTTCCAACCCGATACGGGCAAAAGGCTTACCGGCTATCCGGGGATGCTGGCAGAAATTGTTGATACGTGCCCAGTCGGTGGTATCGACACCCAGACGCTGCATCAGGCGGAGGCACACGCTGCGCCTCCGTTTCAGTTCATCCTTCCGCCCGGTCAGTTTCTCCAACCCCTCGCAGCAGGCGTTGTACTCATCGCAGTTCATCTCACGGAGACTGTCCGTGCGGCCCCACGTGTACTCGTGCACAATCTGCCGTTTAAGTTCCTCACGGTCACCCATACAAGGCAGGTGATTGAAGGAAGCGTAAAACCTGCGGAAATTTACCACCTTCTGCCTGTTGTCACGGTTTTCATTCATGGCTGTCTATATGGCTTGTTTCAGTTCATTTTAAAATCCCCGCCGAACGGGATGATGTTGATGTCAGCCTTTCTCGTGTAGGCCTGCATGAGAGCCACGGAAAGCAACATATAAGCCCTCTTGTTTGCTTTGACAATCCCCGAAATAGAGCCGAGAATATGCTCACCCTTACCGGTGATGATAGAGCCGGCTATCTGTTCAAGACCGTCAGAATGATCCTCGCTGGCCGCAACGCTCATAAAGGCACTAAGGCCGTTCTCTTTACAAAACTCGTCCACATACCGGCAGAGTTCATTTACTGCCTCTTTCTGTTTTTCTGTAATCATTTCAGTAAAATTTTAATCGTTAATATTATATGTTGAAATCGCAAAATCTCTTTTTTGGTACTGGCTGTACATCGTTTCCTCCCAATCCGTTTCTTCCTCCTCTGGAAGGTCATCCTCATCAAATTCCACCTCTTTAAGGTAAATCAGGTATCGTGCCTCCAGAAAGAAGAGGACCACGCGGCGAAGAAATTCCCGGGCGGAAGCGATACCGTACCTTTCCATGAAAGCGGCAATACGGTCCGGTCCGATGGTGTTCGTGCGGATGCTCACCAGACGCTGCCGGCGGAAATCCTTCAGCGTGCTGCCCTTTATACCAAGCACGCTGTCAGCAATACGACCGAGGCTCTTAGGAATATGGTATCCGGAATCTTCGTCATCCATTCCCACCAACAGCTCGGCGGCGGTCGTCAGCATGCCCTCCACGCTCATGCGCTGGGCGGCAGCCGTCTCCTTCAGGAACACGTACTGGTAATTGCTCACATAGGTATGTATGAGGTAGCCTTCAGGACAGCGGAACACTTCTTCAGCGGCAAGCTCCATCGAAAGGTTGTTCAACGTCACACCGGCACCGCAGCAAAAGGCGCACACCAGGTGAACGGCGAGACGCTGGCGGTTGCCCCAGCCACCGGAAGAAATGGCACGCCCGAGGCTGTCGGCGACGGTAGGATCCATCTCGAAGAACAGCACCGACTTCTCTTGGCGGCGGAAGAAGAACGACATGTCCGGGATACGGTTCATGCAGAGTAGGATGCGCCGGGTAGCCGTGGAAACCTTTCCTCCACACGTCACACGAATGTAGGACTTCACCAGATGGTTCATCACCACGGTCATGTCGGTGAAATGGTAGTCGGCGACTTTCTCGCGGAACAGGTCATGAAGCAACACGGGCAGCTTCACCACATAATTATAATACTCCTTTCTCATGACCGTACTGCTGAAGGGGACCACTCGACGGTTATCACGGCATCAAGGCTGCCGCTGCCCTTACAAACGGGACAGTCACGTTTCACACGCTCACCCATTTCGTCCTCACCCCAGAACCACCGGTTGCCCTTGCAACAACTGCACACGTGACCGTCGGAGTGATACGTCTCACGTGCTTGAACTCCTTCCGGCTTCGGGTTGATGTAAACCGGGGCCACGATTTCGATAATTTCCTTGAACTTGCTCATTCCTATGATGTTTATAAATTATTACTTGTCCTTAAAACGCCTTCCTCCCAAACCACGAAATAACTGCCGGGATTTTCCGTCGCACGTCCCTGGCAAAAGGCCTTGTAAGCCACGACACGAATCTTCACGCCTGCCAGGTAACGGAGCCGGACAGCGGCCTTACCCATCGGCTGCCCCTTGTGCTCCTGGGAAATGAAGATGAAGCTCTTCCGGGGGAAACGTTTGACCAGCATACTGACCTGGTCATAGGTCCACCCGGCCACCTGGAAGCTGTCCACGATAACGAAGTGCGGACTTTTCGGACGTGCAAGGCGTTCCACCAGTTCCTCCAGGGTGTCATCAACCGCGACACGAAAACGCCCGCGCATCTCGTCCATGTGAAAACGGATCAGGCGCTGCTGGAACGACTGGTTCAACCCCTCCTCGTAGGAAAGATAAAGCACGCTGTCGTAACCGCACAACTCGTAGGCGAGTTGCATCACGAAAGAACTCTTGCCACTGGCCGACTGGCCGCTGATAAACCACAGTTCATTAATGTCCGGACAGCCGAACGGACCGCTCCACCGGGGGCCCCACGGAAGGGGTTCATACTTACGGGCGATAATCTCCCCGGGGCTGTACGCACGACGGGGAGCCGACTCCTTTCTTTCCTTCTCCGCTGGGCTCTTCATCTTCAAGCACGTTTCATCAGTTCAAAAATGGTATAGACACGACGGAGACTGCCGCCGCTCTTCCTCACGATCTGGGCGATATCCGTCCCTTCCGGGGCGTTCACCTTGGCAACTATGCGGGCCTGTTCGTTCAGGAATCGTTCGCGCTCCTTTCCGTCATCCGGGGTAACCTTGCTGTACTTGTCGCCGTAACGGCTCAGCATCTCGGTGTAGCCTACCTTCTTGCATTCAATGGAGCGGTTTATTTTCTCTTTCAGACCGTCGGCCCCCATCATGTACCAGGCACAACAGTGCTCGGTGGCGTTCCACAGCGCCTTCAGTTCCAAAAATGCCTCATACTGGAGGTCACCAGCCTCGTCCAGGATAATCAGCGGGGTCTCGATGGAACGCAGGTAGTACACCAGATCGTCATAAACATCAACATAACGGCCGTTGCTGCTCACGCCGTACTCCTTGGCTATCTTACGGATCAGACGCTGCTTGCTTTTCACCTGGGCACAATCGATATAGATGGCGTTGCGGTGTCCCTTCACGTAGTAAAGCGCGGTGAAAGTCTTGCCGATATTGGCCATGTCACACAGGATACCGCTCAGGCCGCCTTCCTGGCAGAACTCCAGCTGGGCGGTGATATACTCGAACGTGGCAGTGCGGGCGGCCTTCCATTCCATACCGCCGCGAAGGCTGACGCCCAGTTTGCGGGCGATCGTGATCCAGCTGGCATCACTCAACACTTTTTCGGTCTGGCCGTTCTTCACGGCACTGTAAACCGAAGTTGTTATACCCAGGGAGGCGGCGTGCTTGGCGTCACTCGGGTAGTTAGCCCGCTGGGACGAGATGGCCTCCGATATGCGTTTTTTATTTTCCGTTGTAATCATATTCTAATCTTAATTTAATATCGTTATAATGCTGTTACATGAAATCATCCAGAGCCTTGCGGCTGTAATCCTCCGGCGGAAGGAAAGTCTCCTGTAAAGCGGGGCTTTCCATGTCCATGGAGGGCAATTCCACGGCCTCTACGGCCTTTTCTTTCTCCGGACGGGGTCTTGATACCCCCACGCCGGAAATGGCGTTGTTCTTGATGTATGCGTTAAAGCCGGAGATTTTTTTCTGCTGTTCCACGAATACCGTCCTGTCCGCGTCGGTCTGCTCACAGTCTGCGGTGTTGAACGTGCCGACATTCTGCAACTTGTCCACCAACATGCCGTTCTGGTAGATATACACGTCGGTGATGTTGCCGTCATCGTCGGTCAGGTAGTAGGCGTCCACCTTCCAGTTGTTCGGTGCCAGACGTTCCAGCACCCCGGTACCGCTCAGCCACCAGTCCGTATATCCGACCCGACAGTAAGAGTTGCGGCGGACGCTTGTCTCCACATGATCACCGATAAAGCGGGCCAGAACGGCCTTGTTTATGGGTTCAAGGTTCGGATTCATGTTCGCCTCAAGAACCTGCCAGCGTGTCATGCCGGGGTATTTCTTCTGGTTGGGGTGAAGCGAGTTGTTGAACTCCATCACGTCGCGCATGTCATCGGCGACCAGCTCGTCCCAGCTGTAATACTGTTTGTCCTCATAGGTGTCATTCTGTTCGTCAAAGACCTTTCTGCTCTCCGTACGGTAGTGGCGGTCCTTCGCGTAGAAACGCCCGATACCGAGGTGGTTCCGGTGTTCCACGGCCTTCTTCTTGGCACCGTTCATCTGCTCGGCGTACTTCTCCTGGGAATTCTGGGGGGCACAGAAACGGACGAACGGGAACATCACGCCGGCCTTCAGGAAACTGTCCTTCCACTGGCTCATCAGGTGGTTCTCGACCTCCACCTGCGCCGGGCAGCCCCAGCCTTTCCGGTCGATCAGCCGGAACATGGAACGGAACATGTCCACCACCAGGTCCACATTCTTGTTGCGGTTGTACGCGAAACCGACCACGCACTGGCTGGCAACGTCATAGGCGTAGTATGCTTTCGGGCGCGCCTTGGTATCTTTAAGCTTGCGGGGAAGGTCACGGTCATCGAACGAGATTTTACTGAAGGAGAATTCCGGGGCATGGCGGTGGACGTGCGGCATCTGCTCATGCATGAACGTGGTCCAGCTTGACAGTTTGTGTTCTATCAACACCCGGTTTTTCGGCTTGTTCAGGTAGTTGTTGATGGTCGTCTCGCTCAAAACACGGGGTTCGCCGTTCTTGTCGGTGAAGTCGTCCGGATTGAACAGCTCGCCCGTTTCGGGATCATAAACGTCCAGTTCACCGCACACGAACTGGTTGTACATCTCCGCCACGTTGGTGTTGAACGGCTTGTTGGGAAGCACGGCAATGCCCAGGATAAGGCGTTCGGTACGGTAGTCCACCTTACGGGCCGACTGGTTGCCGAACTTGCCGCTGATAAGACAGCCGTAGCCGTCACGCCTGTACTCGGCGACCTTCTTGCGGAAACGCAGCATGCTGCCCGGAAGCGTGTGCCCGAATTGCGCACGGAGACTGTCAACGGCAGCGGCCATCTTGCCCCAGTCGTATTTGTCGCCGGCAATACGCTGGTAGGTCCGCGCGTTGTCATACAGGCGAATACAGGTATTCAGGACGCTGGCGTTCGTAATATACTCACGGATCTTCTCCGCCTTCAAATCAAGGCCGGTCTTCTCACGGTCGTGGAAGAAAACGACAGCGGCCTGATCGATCTCGTAGTTCGAACGGACCCAACCGGCAAGGCGAACGGAGTCACTGTCAGGAAAACGAGTGTAGATATCTTCCTTGTAGCGGGGAGGGAAACTGTCAACTACCACAAGGGCGCAACCTCCTCTATCACCGCGGCGGGCGATATCGATCTTCTTGCGAGTAGCCAGCTTATTACAGTAGGCCATAGTCATCACGCCATTGTCTGCAAGTTCCCGCATCGAGATACAAAGTTTACCGTTGTAGTATTCCATATCACCCTCCCTTATTTCAATGTCATCGCCCAGCCTTGGATGAACTTTATCTCACTGACCATTACCTGGTCATAATGCCTCACCTCTTTTCCCTTGAAAAACACAGAACCATTACCGTCATTCTTGTTGAATTCCAGCATGACACCGTTGGGTAGGTACTGGCGCATATAACCATCACTGTCATGCATCGTTTCCAGTACCGGGCAAAAACACATTTCGATACCGCCACGCTCTACAGCCAGTTTCCGGATCCTCCGGGCAAGATCCGTGTCACTCTCAAAAGTGAGAGCCTTCCAAATCATAACAGAACTAACCTTGAAAGCTTTTTCCAAAAATTCCCGGTTCTCTTTTGTTACAGTTACTTGCTTTTTCATAACTATCTTATTTTAAACTAATTACTATCACCTCTTCATCAAATGTCTTGGTTAGCATCGCTTTCGCCCAGGACATTGAGTACTCGCCATTGGCCACGATCACGAATGAAACATTGTCGATCTGGTAAGAGAACAGGTCTTCTCCGTCAAGTTCGCGGAGAAAGTCACTCACCTTGCTCCATTCGCCATAGTCAACTGTCACTTTAATTGCTTTCATGTTCTTTAATATTAAAAATTCGTTAATCAAATGGCCTTTTTGTATATTTGGCCGCTGTTAATTTCTTAACTCGATGCAAATATACAGAATTTCTGAAATAAACAAAAGTTTTATTCCAGAAAATAACAATAAATTCAGATTTTATGGATAAAACGCAGATAAATAGCCGTACAATAGAGGTAATAAATACCCTATTGAACAAAATCCCAGAACTAACAAAAACAGCATTAGCAGAAACTTTAAAGGTTAAGCCTGCAAAATTTTCAGAAATTCTGAATAACAGAATGAATGCTGGCACTGATTTAATGGCATTATTATGCTCCAAATACTCAGTATCTCCTGAATACATTTTAATGGGAGAGGGGGATATGTTTAAAAACAAGCAGTCCTCAAGACCAATATCAGAACACTATGACGTCAATTTAGATAATAAAAATAGCGATAATGAGACCATCAAACAAGAAAGTCCCATCAATATTTTATTGTCTATAATTCGGGAAAAAGATAATAAACTCCAAGAACAGGCTGAGGAAATTGGACGACTTCGAGAGCGGGTCGAACAATTGGAATGTACCAAAGAAACCAAGGAAAGACCTGTTTCGGATGTTCAGAGTTCTGGACTTGCAGACGTAGGATAGAGGTCATGAAAGTACTTTATAGACCTTCCAACGATCCCCCCTAATCATCCAAGTAGTATCTTAAACAGTCCATTTTAGGGGGGGCACCCCTAAATAGGCACAAATAATAGAGTTAAAATATTGATTTACACTATATATAATAATGTAAAAAGATGAAAAAACAGTGTTTTTTCCTACCCTATATCGCCCGTTTTTTGTGTCCGAACTAAAAAAAACGGTATGTTTCCCACTTTATAAGCCCCCCCCTAAAAACCGATTTTTGTCCTTCCATTATCTCATTTTTGTCCTTCCTTTCTGTCCTTCCAATAGTCCTTCCTTTTTCAACAATCATATATTCAGACTCTCCTCCCCTCCCCTGCCCTTCTACCCGTTATACAGATTTGAACTACGAACAAAATGGCACAAATCGAAAATCGTCTTTCCAAATAAATACCTAAAAACAAGCCCCATAAGCCACCAAAACCCACTTGGCAAGATATTTACCAATGAGACACAAAAAAGGCCGTACAGCTAAACCATACAGCCCCAGAATTAAAGTTTCAATAAAGAAAACTCCTACTCTACCCCTCCATAATTAAACAAGAATTAAACCTACTTAAACGTTTCGTTTTGTATCTCCGTCCGTAGTACAACAATGTAACATACTGAATAACAAACCGTTTACCCCAAATAAGAGCTATCTAAACTTATACGCTTCGTTCTGTGCCCCATAGTAACTTCTAAAAAGAACCATTGTCCATACAATATTAATGTATAAAATCCATAAGTTTCTATATCATTAAATTGTGAATCGGAAAAGGAAAACTTAGGAGATGAAAATTTTTCTTCTATTAAGTAAACTCCATTATTGACTAAATAATACAAAGGAATATCTCCAATATTATAACGTGCAAATCTCCTAATTTGATTAAATCGATTGTCTAATCCATTACCTGTTATTTTATGATATTCTTGAAGGAACATTTCATATATTCCTCTCTTGAATTGTCTTGCAAATGTTGTTAGAAATCTATCATTAAACTTAAAATGTGATTTGAGAACTATTTTTCTTTTTGACTTCCAATATTCGAAATATATTGACTTTAATCTTTCTGAATTATCTTTTCTGTTAAGCAAGGCTTTTGGTAGTCCAAATATTTCTTTAACACAAACTTCTATACAAAGTTTAGGAAACACAAAGTCGTCAGGTTGACCGAAATAGTGATTGCATTCATCGCAAATATCAACACCAATATTTATGCTACCTAAACTTTTTGGCATAGTATGTGGCTTCTCTTTAAATGTCGTTTGAGTTACATCTTTACCACAAAAAATACAAGTTCCTTTATTTATATAGTCCATACTGTTACTTTATTTTACAGCAAAAATAGAATTTTAAATTGATTTCTTCACAACCTTTTCTTAGTGAATGCTATACAACCTAATTATTTCCCCTTTAATTGTTTCCTCCTTACTTTTATACCGTATTCACGACAATCAACTCATTGTCGTGAATCGGAAGCTTAAATATTTACTAATCATCTGTATTGGCGGTATTTTTACTTCTGCAAATTGAATCTCAAATTTTAATTCATACAGTATGACAATTTTAGAACAAATCTTAGCGGGCCTCCAAACCAAGTTTACTGGGGTGGACACTGCTATTCTTACCCGTATTGCCACCAAAAAGGCAGAGGGTATAACGGACGAGACAAAGGTAAACTCTATTGTTGAGGGTATCAGTTTTTCGGACGTGCTTAATTCCTATGGTGATTTCCGTGCCGGGGATGCTTCCAAGACCGCAGTTTCCAACTACGAGAAGAAGCATAACCTTAAAGACGGTAAGCCAATCGAGACTACCACAACCACCAAAACGGAAGAGAATAAAGACGATGTGCCTGCATGGGCGCAAGCTTTAATTGACTCCAACAAGAACCTTTCTGATAAGCTAACGCAGTTTGAAGCAGAAAAGGCTCAAGCAACACGTAGCCAGCAGATTTTGGCAAAGGCAAAGGAGTATGGTATTCCCGAAAACTACGCCAAACGATGCGCCATTAAGGACGATGAGGACTTGGACGCATACTTCAAGGACTTGAAGCAGGAGTTTGCGAATGACGGCTTTAAGGGTGTAGTTCCTCCAGATACAGCAAAAAAAGAACTGGAGAATGAGACTCAGGCGTTTGCGAAAATGATTGCAGACGACACTAAAGAAATTGTAGAACAACAAAAACAGTGATTTTATGGCAGCAGGATTTAAGTATAATCTTGAACCGGAAGTTGAGCAGGAAGAACGCTACGACGTAGAAACCGGACGCAGACGCAGAGGTCCGTACAAGTTGGACACAACCAACCTCGTTGTCGGCTCGTACTTGCCCTCATTCACACCGATTGCAGCTGACTTGGTGAAGAAAACATCCCAAGTGGCTATCCGTGTGGAAGTATATGAGAAGTTTACAACAGGCTCCAATACCACATTGAAAATCAAGAAACGTTCTTTGGCTTACAAAGGTATGCACTTGGGTAACGGTGCGCATGGAGCGACAATCAACGCTATTGACAAGGCTGACAAAGCTTTTGATAAGCTGACGTTAGCGGCAGACTTTGGAGAAAATCTAGAAGCTGGAACAGTTCTTTACGAAGCGACAGCCGCAGACGGTACAACGCCCAAAGTTATCGCAAATTCAGCTCTGTATGAAAGGAAGCAGGTAGAGGATGGCATAGTATTGGTTTCCCTTTTGATGCGTGCGTTTGAAATCGAACCGACCAAGCTGGTAATGCCTTTCGCAGATATTGACAAGGCGAATATGCCGCACTTCCAGTTTAACGCTTTGGATGTCAAACAAGAAAAAGAAGCCGTATCTATTCCTAAGGCTTCTTCTAGTCAGGACGGTTTGATGAGTAAGGAAGATAAAGCCAAATTGGATGGGGTTGCAGCACAAGCTAACAAGTATACTTTAACAGCAGCTACGACTTCTGCTTTTGGAGGTGTAAAGCAGGCAGCCAAAGTGAATGATGCATCTGGTACGGTGTCGGTAGAAAACTTTAACGGATTATTGACAGCGTTGAAAAACGCAGGTATAATGGCAAAATAAAGAAAGGAGGACTAATATATGATGCTAACTATTCATACATTGTTTAATGACCCGAACATTGTAAATGCAGTGATTCAGCGTGTCCTCAAGACAAGAAAGGACACAATTTATTGGCAGCAGTATTTGGGCTTCCGTAGGACTACTACTCGTGTATTTAAAGACTACATCGGTCAGGTTACTGGCGTGATGGCTGGTTCCATCAACTCCCGTTATGGCGAAAAGCCTATCCGTGAACGCAGGAATATCGGTTCCGGATATGGTGAGATTGCCTATTTGGGTGACCGCTATCAAATCTCAATCGACCGTTTGTCTGACTTGCAGGACTTGATAGATAAGTATAATGCCGCCAAACCGGAAGACCAGAAAGCAGCCATGCGTGACATCGTGGACTTCATCTATGACGATTACCGTCAGGTATTGCTGGCACCGCACAAGCGTATGGACATTATCGTAGGCTCTCTGTTGATGACTGGAGCAGCAAGCGTGAAGAACAAGGACGACAATGCCGGAGGAATTGACTTATTGAACATCGACTTGCCGTTTAAGTTTATCAAGCCGGACACAGAGGATAAAGACTATTTCGTCACTTACTTGCAGCAGAAACTGAATGAGCTGAAATCTATTTACGGCACATTCCCCAAGATGATTATGAGCCGTGGCACATTCATCAAGAATATTATCGGTTCAAGTGAATTTGGAGATAAGTTCAAAATGCAGCTTACAGGCAATGAAATGTATATGTCTACCGGGCTTATCACCTCGCAACTGGCTTCTACCATTTTTACAGGTATCGGACTTCCGGCTATTGAAATCAAGGAAGATTATGTGGTAGACCAAACAGGTAAGAATATCCCCATTTATGCAGATGGTCGTATTTCCCTGCTTCCGCAGGATAAAATCGGTTATATGCGCTTCCACACTCCTTATGAAGCTGTGGATGGTGTACCGGGACGTAATTACACTCAGGCAGATGGCGATATGCTGATTTCAGGTTACAAGGACGGCAATGGTCGCTATCTGGAATACACAGCCGAATGGATTCCGCAGATTGCGAACCCGAACCTGATTGTGAACTTCGATTTGAGTGAGATGAACGCATGACAGTAAACGATTATATATTACAGAAGTTTCAGACCTTCGGCGTTAACTTGTCGGAGGCTGACCTTTTCGATATATGTCTGAACGCAAAGATAAGCGGAGGGGGTGAGATGAACGAGGATTGCCAAACACGGGTGTCGGTGGCAATTGCGAAGTTCATCCCCTCTCTATTGCTTCGTGCCACTTCCATCAGCGAAAGCGGTTTTTCTATGTCTTGGAACATTCAAGGCATTAAGGATTACTATTCATTTCTGTGCAAGCGGTACGGTTTGAAAGACGAACTGGGTAACAAACCTAAAGTGACTTTCTTATGATATTCGCTCCACACATATTGCAGGTAAAAGTTATCACCCCAATGGATAAGGATGAGTTTGGCAGACCTATTCCCGGAACAGGTGGTGAAAGCTGGCAGGAGGTGTGCAAATGCCGTTGTGATGATAACACTACCAAAGAGTTTTCATCTGATAACGGCTCTGTGTATCGTCCGAATTATCATGTGGTATGCGAGAAGAGAATTACTGTCAAGGCTGGTGATGAAGTACGTTGCATGGATGGTGATAGCGTAAGAGGTCAAGGCGAAGTTTATACAGTGAAGAGTACAAACTACTTTAACTACTCGGAATTATGGATGTAGATTTCGATTTCTCAGATGTCGACTCCTTTTTCGATGAAGGAGAATGGGAGGTCGAAAAGAAGATGATTGATGTAGGCGATGAAGCCGTGAAGTACGCAGAGGAACATGGGGATTATCAAGACCATACACTCACTTTGAGAACGTCCAATGATTACGATGTCAATAAAGACGGTTTGACATTGAAAAACGAAGCGGAATACGCATCATTCGTAGAATCTAAAGGGTATGATGTTTTGAGTAGTGCTGCTTTATTTGCGGAGAAACGATTAAAAGAAGAATTTGAAAAATGAAAAAGTACATTGGAACAAAACAGATTGAAGCAGAACCTATGACAATGGGCGAGGCTTATGAAAGAGGTTTATTACAAGTTGGCAGAGTGCCTGATGCAGAGTATGCAAAGCGCATGGGTTATCACGTTAAATATGCTGACGGGTACGAGAGTTGGTCGCCAGCGGAACCGTTTGAGGAGGCGTATAAACTCGCCGATACATCACTTGACCGTATGCAGATAGAAGCCGAAGAAGTCAATGGAAGATATGTAAAGTTAGCCGCTTTCATAGATTCAGGGAAAATGGATGAAGTCGTTAATGATATGTACAACAAGTGTTTACTGGAAATGCAGTGTTGTACAATGTTCGACTATATACGGCTTCTTGATACTCGCATACAGCGTATGCAAGGTTCTGATGGTGCAAAAGTAATAAAGATGAATTTTGGTATGGCTATTATGGCTCTCAAAGCAGGTTTTCCAATTCGTAGAAGCGGTTGGAACGGAAAAGGATTAATGGTGTTCAAACAGGTTCCAGCACATATTGATAGTGATATTATCCCCAAGATGCAATCTATTCCGCAATCAGCAAAAGACCTTATTCTGAAAGGCAAGGGCTTTATTGACTACACAAGCCAGTGTCTTATTTACAATGAGAATACTGGACGCGCTGATTCATGGGTTCCGTCTATCAGTGATGTATTTGCAGAAGATTGGGAGATTGTGGAATGATAGTAACTACCGACATAGGAAACATCCTCTACCGGGACTGCAAGGCTTTCGGAATAGATCTAGTGCCTGATGGTGAAACGCTGACGGGTGAATTGAAGTCCGAAAGGATTGTCATCCACACGAAGAAACAACAGCCGGGAAAGTATTGGAAGAAATCTTTCGCAGAAGTGAATCTATGTGTACCCAATTTAAGCGAGAATGAAGCGAACACAATCCGGCTTAACGAACTCGAAAGAAAGGCTGGCAAGCTGCTTGATGATGTAGTAAGCACCTATGACGGTACAACCTATCGTTATTCTATCGAATCAATTGGCACGGAAGCGGATACAGCTTTGAAATGCCATTACGTGAATGTGAGAATTTTATTTGAAGTAATAAATGTAAAACTATAAGATTATGATTTCAGCAGTAGGAATAAAAAGAATCTTGTTTGCCGACATTGATAAGGTAACGGCAGACATTACCCCCGAAATCGCAAAGACTTTGATTCAAGCCGCTATCAAAGCGAAAGATGAGGTTTTGAATGTACACGGGGAAACGTGGCAGATTGAGGAAACGGAAGCCTCTGTCACCGGGTACAAGAACCAATTAACGGGAAAGAATTACCGTTACGATGATGTGCCGGGAGAAGTATCGCCCGCTTTCTCTATCGGACAATATGACTGGAAGACCAAGAAAGCGTTCATGGGTGGCGATGTTATTCAGGCAACATCTAAAGATGTAGGTTGGAAGCGTGCTTTGGATAAAGTTATTATCAACAAAGCATTGTTCTGTCTGACCGATGATGATGTCTGGTTCATCTTCCCAAAATGCCGTATTGTTTCCCGTGAAGCCAATACGGATAAGGCAATTGCAATCGCTGTAAAAGGCTTGGTGCAGGAACCGGGAATCGAAGGTGTTTCTTCTGAGTATAACTATGAAGAAGGGCAGATTAAAGCTTTGCAGGCATGAACTACAGTAACCATTGTACCTACTCCTTCCGATGCGACCGTAAAGCTGGACGGTGCAACGGTCAAGTCAAAGCAGGTGAATGCTGGGGCTACCGTTCACTATGAAGTGTCGAAAGTGGGGTACGTCACTCAGTCAGGAGATATTAAAACCACTCCTTCTGAAGTTGATACCACTCTTAAAAAAGAGATAACATTGGTAAAAGCACAAGAGTGATAACCGGGGGATGGATATATACCATTCCCCCTTTTAGTTTAAGAATATGAATCAAGCAGCAAAAACGGTTTCTGATGCTTTGTTAGGGCTGGATTTCATGAATGTGGAGATAGGAGGGATGGTTTATACCATTAAACCTCCTACAATTAAAATTATCTGTCGTGCCATTCATCATTTTTCCAATATCGGCATGACTGGAGATAATGTCATGGAAGCTATTAAAGAGCTTCCTGAAGCTACTGAAGATATGCTGAAAGGTATTTCATGCTTTATCTGCGGGAATGATAGTTTGGTCAAAGAATTGGAGAACGGCACTTTTGAAGAAGTCAAAGATGCCTTGGAAGTCTGTTTCTCTATGATGGATATTTCGGCTTTTCAGTGTGTCAGCTCGATGAGGAACGTGTCGATGCTGGCAGCAAGACCGAAACAGTAGGAAACACAACGTTCTTCGGGCAGATAGCCCATTTGATTGACACGCTGCATCTGAGTTATACAGAAGTGTTTGAGATTATCCCTTATCGGAATCTGCTGATGATGCAACGGGATAAATTACGCGCAGTATATGGTGGTCAGAAGGTGAATAGAATCAGTGGTAAGGAATTGGCTAATCGTAGGAAAAAGAAATAGATATGTCAAAATTATATTTTAAGATAGGTAGTGACTGGGAAGAAGTTGTAAGACTTCGTAATGAAATTGCAAAATTAAAGCAGGAGTTAATGAGCATGGATGGCACGCAGACTCCTGCTGCTTTCAAGGCTTTGAATGCCCAACTTGCTGCATCCAACCAAAGATTGGATGAGTTGGTGACTAATGCAGCCAAAGCTGGAGCGGAGATGGAAACGGGATTCAAAAGGAAAATCTTCGATGCTTCCCAGGCCGTGAATGGATTCACAGAGAAGATTCTTGCTCAAAAAGCGGTAGTTAAGGATATTGAAGCGGATGTAAAACGACTTGGGGATGCTTATCGTATAGCATTGAAAAGGAATCCGTTATCAGCAAATAGCAAGTTAGAAGAATACAATGCTGCCCGCAAAGCTCTTGATGAAGAAAAGGCAGCTTTATTTGGATTAACCCAACAACAAGCCGAAGCGCGTCTTTCCGTAAAGAAACTTCGGGATGAATACGCCCTTTACAATGATAATGCTAAGGAAATCGTAGAGAGTAACAACGGTATCGCTATTTCTTGGAAGAAAGCCTTGGCGGTTATTGGTGGTACTGGAGTACTGAAAGCATTAGGTGCTGAAATGATTCGTGTACGTGGCGAGTTCCAGGCTGCTGACACTGCTATTGAAACTTTATTGGGAAACAAAGAGAAAGCCAATGCCCTCATGTCACAAGTTCGTGAGTTCGCTAAAATTTCTCCGCTTGAATTTTCTGATGTAACAGCAGCCACGCAGATGATGCTTGGTTTCAACATTGAAGCTGAGAAAGTTCCCCGTTATCTACAAGCTATTGGCGATGTTTCTATGGGGAACACACAAAAGTTTAATTCTATGACTTTGGCATTCTCTCAGATGTCCGCTGCCGGTAAACTTATGGGTCAAGACCTCAATCAGATGATTAATGCAGGATTTAATCCTCTGCAAATCATGTCTGAAAAGACCGGTAAGTCTATCGCTACCCTCAAAGATGAGATGTCTAAGGGGGCTATTTCCGCAGAAATGGTTCAGCAGGCATTTATAGATGCTACTTCCGCTGGTGGTCGATTCTATCAGATGTCCGAAAACGCTTCAAAAGAGATAAACGGTCAGCTTTCTATGATGCAGGATGCGATGGATAGTGTTCTCAACGAGTTAGGTGAGAAATCGGAAGGTGTAATTATGGACGGCATTCAGATGACTACTTCTTTGATTGAAAACTACGAAACAGTCGGCAAGATACTTGCTGGATTAGTAGTTACTTATGGCGCATATCGTACTGCTGTAATGCTTACTACTATCGCAACGAGCAAACACACGATAGCCGAGATAGCCCTTACCAATGCCCGTGTACTGGCACGGAAAGCACAAATGGCTCTCAATGCGGCAATGCTTACCAGTCCTTATGTTTTGCTGGCGACTGCCGTTGTAGGGCTTGGTGCGGCCATGTGGACTTTCCATGATTCCGCAACTGAAGCCGAAAAAGCACAGAGAAGGTTTAACGAACAGCAAGAAGAAGCTAAAAAACAAGAGGAAGAACACAAGCAGAAAATTGATTTCCTTGTACAGAGTTCCCGTGACATGGCTTTGTCTGATTTACAAAGAGGACAGAGCTTGGCGGAGTTGAGAAAAGAATACCCAAAGATATTCGCTCAATACGACATTGAAACCATTAAACTTGCTGATATACTCAAATTAAAGCAGCAGATTGCAGAGGAAGATGCAAAACGTGCCGGAGAAAAACAAGCCAAAGAATTTTCTAATATTGAATCTGAAATCAAATATTACGAAAATTTACTGAAATCTCTTTCCGGGCAGCAAGGTGTTGATGGATATGTGAAGAAGATGAAAGAATTGCGTGCTATGCGTGACGTTATGTTACAAGACAAGGGGAAAGGCATTTCAGAGCAATTCATATCCAATTTGAACAATGTTGATGTAAAGGAATTTGACCGATATATTTCCGAACTTGAAAGGAGAATCAAAGGAAAGGGTGATAATGGAACCATCAAACTCCGTTTGCCTATTGATGTAGAGGGAACTTTGTCAGATGAAGCAATCTATAATGTCAAAGACATAAAAACACTCATAGATACTGCAAAATCTGCCAAGCAAACCCGTATTGATTCAGAGAAAAACAAAACTACTTACAAACAAGACTACGATAAAGCCAAGAAAGAGTGGGAAGATGCCAAAAAGAAACTCTCTGAAATAGAAAAGGACAAATCCAAGTTTACCTCAAAGCAGTATGAAGAGGCTAAGAAACGGGTAGAAACAACTGAAAAATCCTATAAAAATTTAGGTGGTATCACTGGTAGTTCTTTAACCAAGCAGGAAAATCTAGCAAAAAAGCAAAAAGAAAATCAGGAAAAGCTGGACGGGCAACTTCTTTCACTTCACCGTCAGAACCAACAGGATGAAATCAACCTGATGAGAGAAGGC